ACAGGGGCCATCCGGTACAGCTGGAGCTCAGGGCCCGGCTGGTCCGCAGGGTGCGGTTGGTGCACAGGGTCCAAAAGGAGAGGCAGGCGTTCAAGGCCCTGCTGGTGCTGATGGAAAAGCTGCAACAATCAAGATTGGTACCGTGACCACCGGAGATCCTGGAACAGCCGCACAGGTGACCAACAGCGGAACCTCCAGCGACGCTGTATTCGATTTTACCATACAAAGAGGGCGGGACGGAAGCAACGGGGGCTCCGCCGCCTCTACCGATGCCGTACCCTTTACCCTGACTTTCACAGGTTGGGCAGGCGAAAGCGCGCCTTATACACAAACAGCGACGGTTGCTGGTATTACAAAGGACAATTCGGCGGTAACAGGCCCTGCAACGCCAACGGATGCAACTAATGCCGCCAATTCCGGGGTAAAGTGGAGTGCACAAGGAGACAACTCGCTAACCTACACAGCCCAGAGTAAACCGGATATTGATCTAAACTATAATGCCCTAATCTTTCCTACAATGGCATGGGAGGCGTAAAAGTGGCTGTATTCGATGTAACTCCCAATATCGGCGGAAACAAACTTGTGCCTGGAAACGGAGCCTCCATCACCAATGAGGCTGTATCCATCAGGGCCATAAATAGCTGTGACAATGCTACGAGCATCAGTAAAAATGGGATTTACACATACATACCGTTTGAGGGTAAAACGTTCCCATTGATCGAAGTAACCGTGCGAGCGGAAAATTTATTCGGAATATCTGTCACAGCCACACAGGGAGAAACTGTAGTTTCTGGTACGACAAATGCTGACGGGATTGCAACCCTAGAAGTAAGCGCATTTGGGCCTTGGGCCGTACAAGCGACCTATGGGGACATCACGAATGTAGAAACGATTTATGTTACACACGCGGACATGTATTCTGTCGGCTTATCTTTATTTCCGGCTACTATTTTTGGCGTTGTGTGGGACATGTCCAATTCTAGCCCGGAAATGAAACGCCTTACTTCGGAAAATGATCCAAATGGGTACGTGAATAATACGGTATCATCAGAACCATCCCCGGCGGTAGGAACAGGAGGCGGAAGTTCCCCATTTGATAACTATCTTCCATGGATGGGAATGAAAGAAGTCAACATTGTAGATAGAGATATTATTGACCAGGATAACCCATTATTTACTCGGACCGCCAATGATACCATGGTTTATATTCCACCTTTCTATTACAAAATCATTTCTTCAGAAGATATGATTTACTTCTATATTGCCGACAATAAAATTTCAGGATTTGAACTTCATCCGGGTAGTAACACGTATGTGGCTCGATACCGAGTCAAAATTGAAAACGGAGTATTTACGTCTAAATCGGGTGGAACACCAAGTTACGGGAGCTCCTTTAATGCCGATTACGCTCGTTCGTATGCCACCAAAAAAGGTAGTGGTTGGCAAATATTTGATTACTCTACTTGGTGTGCCATATTTCTCTTATATGCTGTTGAATTTGCAGATTGGAGAAGTCAGGCTTTGATAGGACCCGGACAAGTAAATGCTTCTGCTGGTGCGCCGAATGGAGCTACCGATGATATGATATACCACACAGGCAAAAAAACAGCGTCCACTTCAAGCAGCCCAATGCAGTATCGCGGAATAGAGGAACTGTGGGGGAGTTATCGCCAGTTGACAGATGGGGTCAACAAACTGAATGGCAATATGTATATCTGCCTTGACCCTACTAAATATGGTGGCTCGATTCCAACCGACTACATTGACCTTGGGCCTTTTAGTTCCAGTTCCGGCTACATTACCCGACTAAACGTGATAGATACCTACAATTGGTGCATTTTACCTGATCAGTCTGGAGGCAGTTCTAGTACTTATATCCCGGATCGTGCAAATATTCGCAATGCTTCTGAGTCAATCTACATGTCTGTCACTGGTGGAGACTGGAACGATGATACAGATGCTGGAATAGGATATTTTTTAACAAACGATAGTCCAACCGTTGGGACAAGCTGTAGGATTGAGTATCGGGCTCCAAAAGGCGCATGAGTAGGAGGTAAAAACAATGCCTATCTTTGATTATACACAAAATTCTACGGGAATTACTTCCTATACTGCTGGAGATGGTATATCCATTCAAGGAAATTCGATATCTGCAAAGGTGTCTGTTGAAGAGGATAATGCAACCCAAATTTACAACGGGGCGATTTACACCCCAGTAGTGAAACCTACCGCTATGAAGCCACAACTTATCATATATACAGCCCCATCTTCTCCAAACATCGATGTAGTCATTCAGAAAGCTGAAACAAAACTGACGTTACAGACAAACGAAAATGGAGCGGTCACCGTAGATATTCCCTTATTTGGAACTTGGGATATATCAGCCACACTTGATGGAGAAAAGGTAACCAACCAAGTGGCTATCTCTACAGTACGGCAATATATCGTCACACTTTCCAAAGCAGTTGTGTGTGGGGTCTTGTGGGATAAAACCAACACATCTACTCAACTTACCCGTCTCACTATAGATAGTGACCCAAACAGCTTGGTTACCGTGGATATTACCACTGAACCACAGCCCGCTGTTGGAACTGGTGCAGGAAACTCTCCATTTGATCAATATCTCCCATGGGCTGGCATGGAGGAATACAACATTATTGGTGGGGCCGTGTCTTATAAGAAGGGTGAACCAGGCTTCTCTCGTACTATGTATAACACAGTAGTATACATACCTGAGTTTTACTATCAAGTTTTTGACACAGATAATGTTCGATGCTTCTATGTGTCAGATAAACAGCTCGACGGCTTTAAAGTACACCCTGGAAGTAACGTGTATGTAGGGCGTTATTTGACAGGTATCGATCATACTAGTACCCGCTCTGGTTTAAAATATGATGGCAACATTTCTCGTTCCAGTGCTCGAAGCTATACCACACAAATGGGGACCGGATGGCAGGTCATGGATTACGCAACATGGTGCGCTATCGGACTCTTATACATTGTAGAATTTGCAGATTGGAACAGTCAGCTTAAAATCGGCTTTGGAACTACAGGTACCCAAGACGTCAATACCGGGAATACTGACCCTATGACCTATCACACCGGATATGCCGGAGCAAACGGAAAATCGTTTATTCAATATCGGAATATTGAAGCCATATATGGGACTACTTGGCAATGGCTTGACGGCATAAATATCCGAGATAACCAAATATATATATGCAATAATCCAGCCAACTTTTCTGACAGCATAACACAGTATTATTCTGATACAAATACAGCTTTTGGTGCGGGAAGTTATATCAAATCTCTAGCGTATTCAAATGAATATAGCTGGGTATTTGTACCTGCATCATCAGGTGGTAGCTCTTCAACTTATATACCTGATGACACATACGGAGGCGAAGGGCTTCGTGTTTTGATGGTAGGCAGCAGTTACTCCTATGGATTAGGTAGCGGAATGTATATATGGGCACAGAATTACAAAGCAGACAGTTCTATGAGTTATGCTGGTTGGCGGTTGGAGTTCCGTAGATCTTTGGAGGTGCAAAGATGATAGTCTATGGCGACAATAAACCTACCACTTTTACGGTGGAGAAACAGCCCAAGCACCTCGGCTACTGCCTTGTGCGATTCTATGAGAGCGCAGAGCCATATGTGGAAGATGACTACACCGGATGGAAGTACGATGAGTACCACCTTGAAATGCAGGAGCGTCCCAACATTCGGGAATACATCCAGAACCACTACAATGAGCTTTTGCAGGAGGCCAAAGGCGGCCCGAGCGAGATGGAGCGTCTAAGGGCCAACCTCGACTATGTGATGTTGATGGGAGGGTATTAAATTGGACTTTGAAACCATGAAATACTACGTCTCCACCGGCCTGTGGCCCGCTGAAAGGGTAGAAAAACTGTATCAGGCCAAGAAAATCACCAAGGAACATTACGACGAGCTGAAGGCCCTTTTGACACTCCCCACGGATAAATCCGGGGGATTCTCGGTTCGCTGACCGCAGCCTGCACCGTGCGAGGTCTTACAAGGTCTCTCCGAGCGTAACTTCCCGTGTGTCCCACGGTAGATATGTAGCCTACGCCAACAGGCGCAAGCCCTCATTCAAGATGTTCTTTGCGGCGTTGATGTCCCGGTCATGGTGCTGACCGCAGACGGGGCAATTCCACTCCCGGACAGACAAGTCCTTTGTGCCGGGCCATTGAGCACCACAGACAGAACAGAGTTGTGAAGAAGGATAGAACTTATTCACACGGACAACCACTTTCCCGTACCACTGTGCCTTGTACTCCAACTGCCGCCGGAACTCTCCCCAGCTTGCGTCGGAGATAGAACGGGCCAGCTTGTGGTTCTTGACCATGTTCTTCGGGGCCAAGTCCTCAATGCTGATTAGGTCGTAGTCCCGGACAAGGCTGGTGGACAGTTTATGTAGCATATCTCCCCGTTGATTGGAGATGTGTTCCTGCAACCTGGCAACCTTCACCCGAGCTTTCTCCCTGCGCTTGCTCCCCTTTGACTTTCGGGAGAGCTGGCGCTGGAGGCGGGCGAGTTTGCGGTCACTTTTGGTCAGGAACTTGTGGTTCGGGTATTCCGTTCCATCGGAGGTGACGGCAAATGATTTAAGGCCCATATCGAGGCCAATTACCGCCCCGGTGCTGGGAAGCGGGTCTATCTCCACATCGGTACAGCACAGGGCGACAAAATACTTGCCGCTGGGATTCTGACTGATGGTAGCAGAGAGTATACGCCCCTCGATTTCCTTTGAGACATGGCATTTTACCAGGCCGAGTTTAGGGAGGCGGACGTGCTTATCAAAAACCACAATGTTGCTGTTGGTCTTGTAGCTTTTGTGCCTATCCCGCTTACTCTTAAACTTTGGAAAACCTACCTTGCCTCCACCTTTTACTGAGCGGAAGAAGTTCTTGTAGGCAGTATCCAAGTCTTTCAGCGAGTTTTGCAGGGCGCACTTGTCTGGCTCACGTAACCAATCTATCTCCTGTTTTAGAACAGTGAGTGCCTTGTCCTGCTGAAACCGTGTAGGTGCTTTACCTGTTGCCTTGTATTCGGCAATACGTTGGGCGAGAAAATGGTTGTAGACGAACCTAGAACAACCGAAAGTTTTCTGAATAAGCGTTTGCTGTTCAGTGTTCGGATAGATTCTGAATTTGTACGAATATTCCATTTTCTCACCTCATTTCTATTAAAATTATACCACAGAACAGGTGATTTTACAATGACAGCTTCACACAACGCCGCTTACCCCATAGCTAAAGCTAGGGGCTTGCGCGGCGAGTTTTCGGTCACGAAGGGGTGATACCATGCCGTTTATGCAACGCCGACCTGTCATCCAACGGGACTCTAACACCCCGAGCGGCACTGGCCTCCAGCACCAATACATGGCGGACCCCGCAAAACAGCACCTCCGAAGTATGGCGCAGTATGCCACGGACTTCTTTGAAGCACAAGTGCAGGGGCTTGAGGACGATGATGCGTGGAAAGCTGGGTGGTATAAGATACGAACCGCTGCCCACTTTTCTTCCCTCAATACCAGTAATATGTCCCACGACGATGATTGGCGGGTGGTGTACTTTGAGCGGCCAGATATCGACTACATAAGGCCCGGCACCAAGTTCTGGTTCTGGAACAACTGTTGGTTGGCGGACAACCCCGCCAATATAGCAAGCGTGTCCGGGAACGCTTTGGTGAAACGGTGCAACGCCGTGTGGAATAGTCTGGACTACTTTGGCAACATCGTATCTGAACCGATGGTCATCACCCGGCCAAACACCATGGCGAACGCCAACACAGATACGGAAACTATGAAGTTGGCAGACAGCTATATGGACTGCATCATGCAGGCCAACCCATGGACGATTCAGAATCTTAAAAACAACACCCGCATGATTCTTGGAACAAGCGGCTTTGCCGTGCGGGGCCTGTCTGACTACATACGGGAGTTCACCGACCAGCAGGACAGTGTGCGGGTGCTCCGCTTCTCCCTGTACTACCAAGAACCGACGGAACGGGACGATATGAAGCATCAGGTGGCGGATGGACTGGCGTTCTCATGGATAGTCAATGTCACCGGCCCCCGGTCGATTCAGGCCGGTGAACACGTTTCTCTTGTGCCATCCTCTATCCGAAACGGCGAGGCGGTGGCGGACACCATCGCTGTGACTTATCTGTGGTCTTCCCACTCCCCGGAGATTGCCACGGTGGACGAGAATGGCGTGGTAACAGGCATGGCAAACGGTCAGGTAATCATTCGATGCACTTTGAAGGAGAACCCTAGCATCTTCACAGACACCGTTTTAGAGGTACAAGATGCTCCAACAGGGCTTCACTGGGCCACTGACGTACCGAGGAATATCCCAGCATACCAGAGCCGCAAACTGGCCGTAGCCGGGGAACAGGGCCCTGTGGAGTGGTCTTTCTCCGGGCCTGATCAGACCTGCTACACCGCGCAAATAGTCGGAGCGCAGTCTGCCATCTCTTGCTACTACCCCTCCCCTGTTCCTCTAACAGTGAGCATCACAGATGGGACTGCGACTCTGACAGCAGAAATCAAACTGACCGGAAGTTGAAAATTCAGTTGAATAAGAGGTGACAATCATGCTGAACAAGCCAAGATGTCAAAAGGCGACCAACCAGACAGGAAAGCAGGCCCTATACTGTGAGGGAAGGTTCCTGTGCGCCCACCAGTACAACTGCCCACAGACCCGGCAGTACGAGAATACTCCGGGCTTTCAGGAGTGCAAGCGGCTCCAACCGCAGAACCGATCCCCTTCTGTCGGATACCACCAAAACGTCATCCCTCGGGTAAAGAACCTGAAGTCGGTGGAGCAGGCCCCGGATGCAACAACTGTCCTTCCCAGCGGGATGTATGTACGGAACGTCATCCCGAATGCCGAGGGCAAGGCCGAGGAAACTATTTCTGGTAAAGAAGAAGCGACACACATAACTAAACAAAAGAAGGAGACGCAGAATGGAAAACAAGTTCGCAAGTCTCGAAGCAGAAAGCGTAAAGAAGGCTGACACCTACCTGAGCATCGCCAAAAAGACCGCCATCGTCAAACTGTTGGCCCCCGGCTGCATTGAGCAGGTGGATGTGCTACCGAAAAGTGAAAACGCAAACGTTCAACCAATACCGCCCCGCTGGCAGGAGAACATTTTGGGGAAGCGGCTGATTATGTCTTATGTGCTGGCAGGTATCTATCTTCACCTGATCGACGTGAACGGACTTTACAACAGTGAGACCCCGAAGTTCGAGTTCACCGCCCGGCAGTATGACATCTTTTCCAAAACCTACGGACAACTGGAAGGGATGAAGCGGGATGACAATCCGGAGGTGCGAGCCCACGCCGCCGCCATCCTGTCTGACTACCGGGACTTTGAAAAACTCCTGAATGCGGAAATCTATAATCTGCTCCAAGTCAAAAATGATCTGCTTTCCCGAGTTGTAATGCTGTTTACTGCACAGAGTACCCCGGAAAGCATTCAAAATGCGTTGGATGCCCTGCACGAAGTGCAGACAGAGGCCGAGGCACAAGCCCGCAAGAGTAAGGAATGGCTGGAACATGTGCGGGCAGAAAAGGGGGAGTAGGCATGTGGCCTTCACCTACCTATCCATATCAACGAGATCAGCAATATATAAAGTTCATCGGTGCAGAGAACATCCCCCGCCAAGTTTGCACTTATTTGATGGACATGCCACTGCCGAACTACAATCCCCCCACTGAGAACATCTATCCAAGGGTACGGCTGATGAAGTACCTCTTCTATGATGGGATTTCCCCGCTGGACGAGCCGTGTCCGACGACGGAACAGAAGTTGTCCGTTCTATTTGACCCGGAACATCCAACTGCCCCAGTCTCCCCAGAGAAGGGTTACCGTATCTTCCCGCAGGCATATGTGGCTCAGGCACAGAACATCGGGGACACCTCATTACGATGCTATATGGGCCAGACAGTGGCAAAAGGGTCGTACCGTGCCGAACTGTCTGTGATCTTCGAACTGACTACCAATGTCAACTATGAATCTGCATCCGGCTACGCCATATCCCGCACCTATGCCATGGAGTGCGCTCTGATTGAGGCGTTAAACGGCGTGAATATGAACGGTGTTGGCACATTCTACTTTGACCGCACACAACACCCGTCCTGCGGCTCATGGAACATCGACGACAGGGGAACCAACCTGGGACGGAGGGTGATTCTCGGCCTGACATGGCAGGACTGAATTAAAAAGACCTACGCTCAATTGTGAGCGCAGAAGGGCCATTAGGGGCCACACAGGAGAGCATATTTCTTCTGTGTGGCCCCCTGCTTTTGTTTACCAGGAGGCATCAATCATGCCACTCACTCAGGAACAGCAGGAAGCCGTCCGTATGGGCACACCAATCGAATGGAACGGCCTGACCCTGTTTCCAATATTGATGAAAGACTATAACAGGTTTATCATCGCCCAAATGGGCCTTACGGCTCAACAGCAGACACTACCAAGTAAATACGTGGTTATGCGCTATCTGGAAGCCCTGTATGCGCTTGACTACGACGTGCGAACCAATGGAGGCCCACAGGGCGGTTTTTTCTCCCGTATCCTACTCTTTTTGATGCTTTCTTTGCGGCTGGAAGTGAGAAAAGGGCTGGATGGAGAAGAATACATTCCCATAGGCATCCAGACGGAGAAGGACAACCCACGGAAGTTGACCGCCCTGGAAGTGACGCAGGGTGAAGTGAGCGTTGAGATCACCCCGCAGAACTTCGTTCAGCTCCGGGAAATCCTGGCCGCACAAAACGAAGTGGAACTTCCAGACGAAACCCTGAACGCCGAACTGGTGCAGGCGGAACGGGACTTGGCTACGAAAAGTTCTCTCAACCTCGTACCAGATAGCGAGGCTCTGATCTACTCCGTCTCTGTTAAAACGCAGATACCCGTCGAAGATATATTCCAATGGACGGTAAGGCGATTCGTTCTGACAGAGCGGGCCATTGACCGAATCACCGGACACCTTGTAGCCGCACTTTCTGAGGCAGCGGGAGCCAAATATAAGAACGGTAACCCGTGGCCCTCCTGGAAGTACGACCGTGACAAACATTCAAGCGCACTCGTCTCCCTTGCGGAACTCACACAGAGGCTATCCGGTTCTGTGGAAGCGAGATAGCCAATCCACCTGAAAGAAAGGAGCAAACGTCTCTATGATTACTGCTACTCTGAATGGCCGTCCCCTGTACGCCAAGGGCACCATGGATGTAAAGATGTTCGACCCTGCTACCAATGACTTGGTATATTACTCCAACAAAATGTCCACTTCGCAGTTGGCGTCCACCATCAACCTAGGCCCCATCAACGCAGGTATTGGCAACCCCATCGTCATCCAGATTCCAGACACTCCCTCTCTGACCATGAACCTGACCGCCGCCGACTTCTCCCTTGAGGGCCGCGCCCTGTCCGTTGGCGGGAACGTGGTCTATAACGGCGTGGTACCCGTGGATGAGGCGGTGGAGGCCAACGGAACCACCCTGACCGTGATGCAGACACCAGTTGCCCCCCTTGGCGGCTGCAACGTAGTTGGCTACATCAACAACGGTGGCACCGCCTATCCCATCGACCCTGATACTAAGCAAATCCAGGGATTCACCGCCGTGGCGGGCACCACCTACTGTGTCCACTACTACACCACTAATCCCTCTGCCAAGCAGCTTTCCATTGAGACTCTGATGAATCCTGCCGTGGTGCGCGGCTTCATCACCATCCCTGTCTACTCTACTGAGGGCAGCGCCTCCAACGCCAATACCGGCTCCCGTGTGGGCTCCCTCTACATCACGATCCCCCGTGGTCAGCTCGCCGGCGACGCTTCCACCGAGGGCTCCCAGACCACCGCCGCCACCACCGTCATGAACTTGACCGCTCTGTCCTACGACGAGGCGTGTGAGCAGGGCATCCAGTGCGGCGGCTCCTCCTCTCCCAAACTGGCCTACATGGTACTGGAGCTGTTCGGCAACCCCGACCAGAACGTGGAGAGCTTGGCTATCGTGGGCGGCAACGATATCACTGTCACCGCCGGTTCTCCCTACACTATCCCTGTAAAGTATGAGATGGACAACGGCGAGATTGTGACCCCCGACCTGACCAACTTTATCTACACTCCAGAGGACGGCGGGCTGTATTTCAACGTCTCCCCCAATGGCGTTATCACTGGCACTGCCAATGGCACCGGCAATCTGGTCATCACCTCCAAGTATAACTCTGAGCTGACTACCGCCGCCGCTGTGACCGTGGAGGGTGGGGCCAGTACGCCAACTTCCAATGTCACCTTTCAGCTCACCACGCCTTCCTCCGGCAGTGATAACAAACTGAGTGGCGGAGGCGGTACCTACACAGTGGATGTAGATGTGGTGAACGGAACTTCCTCTGTGGTCGTGACCGGCACAAAAACCGCTACTCAGAGCGTGGTCATCACCGGAGCCAACGCCTCTCTAGTAACCGCGGCTGGTAATGACACCATCCCCACCTACACCATTGATACCTCCTCCGTCGCCTCTGACGGCGGCACCCTAAACTTTACCCTTGGGGTGACCGAGGCAGGCAAATCTCCCATCTCCTACGCCTTTGATGTGACCGTTGCCGCCCCGCCTGATGACACAGCGGACATGACCTTTGACCTGACCACACCCAGCAAGAACGAATCCAACACCATCAGCGGCGGCGGCTCCAACAGAACCGTCACTGTCAACGTACAGAATGGCACCGGGAGCGTGGTGCTCACCGGCACAAAAACATCCGCCCAGGAAGTAAAGGTCGGCGGCACAAACGCCAGTGATGTCAGTCCGGCCGGGAGCGCAACCGCCCCTACCTATACCGTCAACACAAGCAGCGTTTCCGCCGCGGGTGGCTCAAAGTCCTTCACGCTGACGGTAAGCGAGGATGCCCATAGTACCATCGTCTACAATGTGACGGTCACTGTGGCCTCACCTCCTCCGGCGACCGCAGATGTGACGTTTGCGCTGACAACTCCGGGCAGCGGGGGCGGGAACAGCCTCAGCGGGCAAGACCGTGACGGTCAACGTCGTGAACACCACGAATAGCGTGGTCATTACGGCAACCAAGACATCCGGACAGACGCTTTCCAAGGGCGGCACCGACCAGACGAATGTGACGATTGGGGATAATTCTACGAAGCCCACCATCACAGTGGACACCACGAGCGTCGCCACAGATGGCGGAAGCAAGAGCTTCACCATTGCCGTCAATGAGGGGAGCCACGCCTCGATCACCTACAACATCACGGTAACTGTGGCCGGTGGCGGCTGATATCCAGCACAGCTAAACCGACAGCCCTCCCCTAGGGCAACTGAGGCGGGGGCCGAAACTGAATAGAGTTGGGCTATTAAATGTCCGAGAGGGCGCGCTTTTACCAATCATGGCAGAAGTGCGCCCTCTTACTTTAAGGAGGAAAATTGATTGAGTTTACTGGAACGATACCAGACTATGTCTGCAAAATTAGATGCTGCTATTGACAGCGCACTTGAACATGAAGTGGCCGAGGTTGTCAAGGACATTATTTTGGAACAGGCAGTGAGCGCAGTTTATAGCTATCCCGCAACCGCACCAGCCATGTCCAGCAGACGCAAATCTGACGGGGGTCTTGGAGACCGAGGGAATCTAAGTGCGCGCGTCGAAGCAGGGCATGTTCTGATTGTGGAAGATGTTGCCCCCCTTCAAGGAACGGATTATGGCATAGCCCTTTCTGATGTAGTGGAACATGGCCTGGGGAATTACCGCCAACCGGGTCCACGACCTTTTTTAAATCGCTCTGAAACTGAGGCGGTTAGTTCTGGCCGGGCCGCCGCCGCACTCCTTTCTGGCCTTGCAAGGCAAGGCGTTACCAGCAGCGGCTTCGGAGTGCAGAAAAAGTGAGGCGGCCCATGCATTTCAGTACTGATGCGCCTCATACTACAGATTCATAAATAGTCGGATTTCTGGACAGGAGGGGGCGGCATGTTCAGGTATTTCTCCAGACCAATTGCTTTTTTTAAGAGGGGCACAATACCGTCTAGATTCGATTGGTTAAGCCCTTTATACCGACACTCGATCTTCGAGAGGGAGCCCGACTTAGTGCGATAGTTAATCTCGAAGTATTTTCGATACATAATAGTTCCCTCTTTTGCCGCCATTGCACCAACAATAGCACCCGTATCGCCGCCAATGGCACCACCGATCGCAGCCCCGGTTAGTACACTCCCTTTTACGTATTCTTCTCGTGTCACAACCCCATAAGAGACGATTTGGGAAAACGGGAGGAAGCGCTCTATTTCTTTCTCTTGAAAAATCAATTGCACCCTTTTTTGATCTAAAAGAAGATTGATACATTCGCCTGATATTCCAGGAACTCCCTGCAATCCAAACAGAAGTGTCTGCGGCAAAGATTCCCGGTATAGCCTTTCTGCATTTACACTGTCCAGCAATAGACCGGCATTTTTGAAAGAGTTTCGGACACATATGCATCCAAGCACTACAATAACAATTCCGATTAAAGAAATAGCAACGCCTAGCGATACCTCAATGTGCATAGCAAACAGAATACCCAGAATCACGACTCCCACTCCAAGGAAAGTCCCACCCACATTCTGCTTCCAATACTTGAGCTTGGTGCGCATACCCTCTCCACAGGCTTGACACCGTTCAATCGTGCGGCTTTGAATATGCCCGCAATGGGGACAGCAGATTTCCCCGTCTTTCATATTTTTTACAGGATTTTGTGTGCCAATTAAATTGTTCAGTGGTGTTCCGCAGTTGATACACTCTACATTTTCCTCAGACTGTCTTTGCCCGCAGGATGGGCAGTTGATAAGCCCCATTTTCTCTCCCTTCCTTCCCCCGAACAAATTACATTTTTTGTTGAGACTATTATACTACTTTCCTATTTTTACAGCAACCAAAAAATCATAGGAGGATTTTAAAATGCCTGATGAAGTTGTTACTTTAAAAGTGACCCTTGACGCAGCCAAAGATATTGAATCCCGGTTGAGGACAATGGATTCCTTAATGGATAGCCTGCGCAAAAACAGTAATGTCAAGCTGACCGTAGATACCAGTTCTTTCGATAAGCTCATCAATGAAACGAAAAAGTACCTTTCTTCCGTGACTGAGCAAGTAAACCAGAAGTTGCGGCTTGCCACTACCTCCCAGGAAATTCTTCTAGCGGAGAAAACTTTGGCGACCGAAGCGGCCCGGCTGGCAGCCGCATATGAAACGGCAGAGACGAAAGCTCGCAGTTTGGGACAGGCAACTGGGGAAGTTACGTCCACCCCCCTTCAGCATCAGATTGACGCCTTAACTGGGGTTTCAAATGAATTTAAGTCAGCCGCAGAAAGCGCCAAATACTTTATTGACGTTGAGAAAAAGATCGGTTCCGAGACCGGGAATCGTGTCGATGTTAGAAATGATTTTGGGACCAACAGCATACAGGACTACATAACCAATGTAGAGAAGCTGGAAAATGCAACTGTCTCCGCAACCAAATCCGTAAAGGTGGGTGAAAGCACCTTCCAGCAGTTCTCTGTTGCGGCCCAAAAAACAAACGGGGATGTAAACAAATTTACCTACTCCATTGATACCGCTACGGGCGCTGTTTATAAAATGGATCGTGGGTTTTCTTCTCTGGGCCAAAATGCTGTTTCTGCACTTAATAAAACATCCTCTGCCGCCAAAGAGGTCGGTTCCGAATTTGGAAACATGTTTAAAAACATGCTCCTTTCGCATGTTATAAACACTTTGATATCTACCCCAATTACACTATTACAGTCTGCACTCGACGAGCTAAAGGCTGTTGATACCGAGTTGGTCAACATTCAAAAGGTTATGGGCGCCACTGCTGGCGAGATGGAAAACCTCTCTGAAAAGGCATATGAAGTAGGGTCTTCCCTTGGTATCGCCGCTTCGGACTACTTGGCTTCTGTTACTAAATGGGCACAGGCTGGCTATGGTTCTCTATCTGATGAACTGGGCGAACTTTCGGTAAAAACGCAGAAAGTGGGCGATGTGCAGGAGGCTACCGCCAACCAATTTCTTCTGTCGGTTGATGCTGCCTATAAATACAAGGGAAATATCTCTGAACTGACAAAAGTTCTGGATGGAGCCAACGAGATCTCCAACAACTACGCCACCAGCGTTGAAAAACTCGCCGGTGGTATGGGCATTGTGTCCTCCCTGGCTGCACAGACCGGTATGGAGGTTCAAGAAACGATGGCGGCCATAGGCACGATCACTGCCGTCACCCAAGAGTCTGGCAACAGCGCCGCCCGCGCCCTCCGTGCCCTGATTTTGAACATCCAGGGGTCTACCGAGATTGCTATTGATGAAGCGAGTGGTGAACGCTGGACAGAGGATGAGATTAAGGCCACTGCCGCCGCTCTGGGCGATCTGAACGTTGCAACCCGCGAGTACAAGGACGGTGTAGAGCAGCTACGGAACCCCATGGATGTTATCGGAGAACTGTCCGAGAAATACCGAAAGGGACTTATCAGCGAAGTCCAGCTCCAGGAAGTCGTATCCTCTCTGGGCGGAAAGGTACGATCTAACCAACTGCAAGCTCTTATCTCCAATTATGACATGTACGAAGAGATGCTAGATACCTACGCTGATAGTGTAGGTAGCGCTGACCGGGAGTTGGACATCTACCTGAATAGCTGGGAGGCAAAGACAAACCGGCTGAAGAATCAGTGGGTAGAACTCGTGGCCTCCTTCCAGGCCAATGATGCAATCAAGGGAATATTGGATATCGCAAATGCGCTTATGGAGGTTGCTAATACCCCTGTTGGCAATATTCTGGTAGTAGCAGCAGCAATAGCAACTCTCAATGCCTCCTTTGCTGGATTCGCCGCTACAACAGGCGGTGCTGCATTTCTTGGAAAGTTCAAAGGATTCCTCACTGTGTTTGACGACGTAGGCAATGCCACCACAAAAGTCGGGAAACTCACCGCAGGTTTTAAGGGACTTGGGAGTGCTATTACTACTGCCCTAGGGCCAATTGGAATTGCTTTGACGGTTTTGTATACTCTTGTCACTGTCATTGACGCATTGACGGTCAGCGCCGAAGAGCAAAAGGAGAAGGTCGATGCTCTCTCTGCTGAATATCAAGATGCTACAACAACTCTGGAGTCACTGGAGAACCAATACAAGGATAATACCGACCGACTTAATGAACTCAACAGTCTAAAATCTAGCGGCGATTTTACTGTGAACGATCAGGAGGAACTTGACCTTCTTAACGAACAGAACTTTTCGTTAGAACGCCAGATCATACTTCAAGAGAAATTGGCGGAGGCCAAGAAAAGGCAGCTTGCAGAAGAGGCAAACACCGCTTTACGCAAAGGTTTTTCTGAGACCTCTGATGTAAATTTTCTGACTGGATTCTTCTCGTCTGCTTATGACCAGCTTTTCGGCGGAAACAGTCAAGCCTTAAATGACTTTTTCCGCCAGTTCAGTATGAATATAGCCGGTGCCTTGGACGGCTTTGAAGGTCAGGCAAATTATATTTCTGGCCGTCTGGATGATCTCAATAAACAGAAGGAAGAGTTCCTTTCTGAGCACGGAAGCAATCAGAGTACCTGGAGTGAGGAGGAACTAAAGCAGTTCGATAAACTGGAGAACCGGATTGCTAACGCCGATGAAATGGCAATCATCTTCTACAACGAAATGCAAGGCTATATCGGCAACCTGACGAATGAGGAAGATATTGCTTACTGGCAAGAAATTGCCGATTCTTTGTTTGCCGCAATCGCCCCAGCCATGTCGCTCCGTTCCCAGATTGAGTCTTTAACCTCTGCAATGGACTCTGCCACACATACCGAGTTCAATGATGTGCTTACCCAAATGCGGGAGGACGGCGAAGTAACTGAAAGCGAAATCCAGACCCTTATCGACAAATTTCCAGTGCTTAATGCACTCTTAGAGAGCGGTGAGTACACACTCAAAGATCTGGCGCAGTATTTCTCCGGTGCTGGCGGAGAGGCAATTTTGTTTGGCGACAATGTAGAAGATGCATCAAATGAAATAGAGCAGATGGAGGCAGCCGCCGATGCCCTTTCGGACACCCTAAACGAACTTGAATCCGCTCTGAGCACCTTGGACAGCGCCCAGGACGAGCTTTCGGAGAACGGGAAGCTATCCATTGGAACAGTTGATTCCCTGATTCAACAGTTTCCGGAGCTGACTGGCCTTCTCTATGAGTATCTGGCCGGTTTGGTGTCTGAGCAGGAACTCCAAGAGGCCCTTTCTGCTCAGTACAACAATACAACCAATGAGTACAAAAAGAACATCATTGAAAAGATGATGTCCAACAAAGAATTTTACAAGAATACAATTCTCACAAATACAAACATTGTTTCCAAACTAGCCGAGCTGGGCATAACCGACCTTGAAAACTACCAAACTCTGGAGGAGCTTAAGGAAGAAGTAAACCGCCGTATTCAGGAGCAGATGACCAAAAACGCAGATAAAGGAAAGGATGACCGCAAAAAGATCTACGGTCAAGAAGTAGAGGCTTTCACAGTGGCCCAAGCATCCATGCTTACTGCTCAAGCCCTATCCCTGGATAAAATGAAATCTAAGAGTTTGACCGACCTCCTTAACGAAAAAAATGGAATAGGTCAAGGCGAATATTTCGAATTTGGGCAACAGAAACCAAGCACAAATTCCAACGGCGTAGTATCGGACTATTGGGACGACGTTATGGACATCCTATCGTCCGCAATCGAAATTCCCTCCCTTTCCTTTGATTCTTCCTCCGGAGGTGGATCGTCAGGAAAAGGTACATCCTCTAAATCTTGGTATGAGGAGGAAATCGACCGTCTAAAAGATTTAGTTTCCCGTACTAAGGACACCAATACTTTGCTTGAAAAGGAAGAAAAGAACTCCTACCAGAAGCGTATTGTTAATATCCAGGCTGCTCAAGCTGAAATTCATAAAACGGCGAATCAGTTCCGCGCTAAGGGCCTATCTGATACCTCCGACGAAATCAAGCAGCTTAAGTTGATGTATCATGATCTCGCAGATGAGGTAGTTTCTATCTATCAGGAAATGCACGATGATCTGATGGAGAATAACAATGACCGCGAGTGGGAGCTTAACCTTTTCAGGAAGAATCGGGAGCGGGCCGACCGGAGTGTTGAGGAGATTGTCGCTGACAATGAGAAAATTGTTGCAGAGTACAAAGCCATGCAGCAGGAGGTGGCCGACCTTGCCGCCTACTACCGCTCCATGGGTTATGACGAGACGGACGACCTAATCCAAGACCTCTCCGACGCATGGTGGGACTACCAGGAGCAGCTCGAATCGGTCTATGATTCCCTGACCAAAGCCTTTGAAGATTACATCTCAGAATCCGACCGACAGATTCGTACCCTGGAGCGCACCACTGGCACAGCAGGCCAGCAGATAGAGATTTATACCCAGAGGATAAACGAGGCCAAGAAAGCCCTG